CAACAGGTCCATCAGTAGCTGGATTTGGTAATGCACCCGGTGGTTTATTTCCTAATCCTGCAAGACCTACTTCTGGTGCCCCAATAACTAAAACCTATGTATTAGCAGGTGATGTATCATCAGCACAAGAAGCCGAGACAAGAATACAACAACGAAGAAAATTTTAACATGAAAATAGTAAAACTATTATTAGACGAGGATTCACTATTAGGTGGTATTGATGCTGTAGCATTAGTTGAACATCCAGCTATTGAAGAGGATTTCATGATGTTTGCTAAGCAGACATTTGAAGAAACATATAATGATTACCCACAGAAAGCAGTTGAAAATGCTAAAGCAGGAATCAAACGAAATGAAGAATTAGGTAATCCTTGTGCTACCCAAGTAGGTAAAGTACGTGCCCAACAATTAGCAAATGGTGAATCTGTCAGTTTAGACACTATTCGTCGTATGCGTTCGTTTTTAATTAGACAAAAAGACAATTATGAATTAGCAGTTAGTAGAAATGACTATGATGCATGTGGTTGGATATCTTATATGCTTTGGGGTGGTCCTGAAGCTTTACCTTGGGCTGAAAAAAAACTTAGACAAGCAGGTGAAGAATTTGAAGAAATCTCTAAGGAGGACACTGAAAAACTTATATTGGAAGGTATTATTAAAGAAAGTTTATTTTCACAAATTAGTCAAGTTGATGTTTGTGGCTGTGATAATAAAAAAGAATCGTTTGGTAAGAAAAAAGTGGTTTATTTAATTGCCTGTTCATCAGAAAAATTAAGTAAAGAAGCACCTGCCAAAGAATTATACGATTCATCTTTATTCAAAAAGTCATTACATTATGCACGTAAAAAAGCAAGTGATAAAGACATTAAAATATTATCAGCTAAACATTATTTAGTTGACTTAAATACTAAATTAAAACCATACGATAAGGCATTAGGTGATATGTCTGCTGACCAACGTAAAGCATGGTCTGAAGAAGTATTTGAAATTTTGGATAGAAGATATGACATTGAAAATACACAATTCATATTTTTAGCAGGTGACGATTATAGTCATTATTTGATTGAAATGCTTCCATATTGTAAAGATGTATTACAAGGAAAACGTATTGGTGAAAGATTAGAATACTTAGATAGATTTACTGCTATTGCTTCAATTGATAATATACCAGTATATTTAACAATAGAGGAAGCAGAACAAAAAGCTAAATCAATGGGTTGTGATGGTTACCATGAATATAAAGATGGTGAAGATGTAATTGGCTATATGCCTTGTAAATCACATGAAGATGCAGTTAATGAAGGAACTAAAGAATCTGTTGCAGGTGAAACTATGGAAGCTAATACTTCAGGTTTACCTAATTATATTAACCAGTTACCACAAGATAAGCAGGATGCTATATTAGATGCATTATATAACGTTGGAACTTCAGAGTCACAACTATCGTCACAAGGATATAAGCCCGTTAGTAAAGACAACTATAATACGGCTATAATGGAAGCATTTGCTATTACGTCCGACCCAAATAAAGGTTCGGTAGCAGATTTCGGTAACTATAAAGTATTATACAAATACGAGGGACCACGTGATTCTAAAAACAGAGATTTCTGTGCCCAAATGTTAAGTGCTAATTTATTATTCCGTAAGGAAGATATTAATAACTTATCTGTAGCATCTGAAAACGATGAATTTGGTTTCTACGATATATTCAAATGGAGAGGTTCTTATAACTGTAGACACGTTTGGAAAGCAAAATTATTCTATAAAGAAGACACTAATAATAAAAAAGCAGTAGCTGCTGAATTACCAGGTTTAGGTTCAGCCCAATCAACTAAACCAATTGATAACAATACAGGTAAAACAACAGGATTAAATACTACTGTAACGAATGAAGCATTTGCACAAGCAGAATTAGATGAAAAGCAAATGTTAGTAGGTCCATTAATGGTACCTAATAAATTAATTAGACGTACTGATGATAACGGTGAAGAATATTATGTATATTTTGATGAAACAACCGTTGAACAATTAGCATATAAAACAATGGAGGACAAGTTGAATGACTCTGTCAACATTGAACATAATCCTAACGACATAGTTGATGGAGTTTATTTAGCTGAATCATGGTTAATTAAAGACCCAGAAACTGATAAATCTAAACTATATGGTTTTAATTTACCTAAAGGTACTTGGATGGGTATCTATAAAGTAAATAATAAACAAGTATGGGACGAATATGTTAAAACTGGTAGAGTAAAAGGATTCTCTGTAGAGGGTTATTTCTCTGAAAAATTAGATAGATATGCCAATACCAAGTAAAACACCAATTGAAACAAAGGACGAGTTTATTACTCGTTGTATAGCTGACTTATCAGGTGAATATGATAATAAACAAGCAGCTGCTATTTGCTATCAACAATTATCTAAGCAATGGACATTGCCAGATATTGCTGAATGGTCACCTAAAAAGTAATGCACAATCCAAAATATATGTATTACGTAAACAATAGAATGTTTAACCTTTTTTATAAAATACTATGACTTCAAATGAATTAAAAGACTTAGTTAAGTCACACTTTAATCTTGTTGAAGCTACTTCAAACGAAAAATTCGAAGAAACTCCACGTACTGCAGCTGAAGAAGAAGGCTACAAAGATGGTATGAAGGATGCAATCGAAGATATCAAAGAAGCTATTGCAGAAGTTGAAAAAACTGAAATGGTGGATGAAGTAGAAGATGAAGAAAAAGTTGAAATGGCTGAAGAGGCTGTTGACGAGACTGAAGAAGAAATGGAAGAAGTAGTAGAAGCACCCGAAGCTAAAATTGAAGAAATCGTTGAAGCAATCGTTGAATCTGTTAAGGAGGAAATGAAATCAATGAAAGATAAGATGGCAGCATTGGAAGCAAAGGTAGCTATGATGGAAGACATGCCAGCTGCTGAACCTACTATGACAACCACAGACAAAGTTGAAACCATGAAACGTGGTTTTAACGTAGAGGAGGCAAAAAATGCCGACCGTATCAAAATGGCTATGGCCGAAATTAAAAATAAAAAGAAATAATTAAATTAGAAAACTATTATGGCACTAAACGTATCAGCCCTTAATGACTTTAACAACGAAGTTGCAGGAGAACTCGTTGTAAAAGCTGTTTATGGTGGTAGTACTATGGAGTACATCACCATTCAAGAAGGTGTTAAGTACCAAGAACCAATCAACTTGTTTGATGTAGAATTGTATATTCAGAATGCTAATTGTTCTACTACATTCTCTGGTTCAGCTGCTTTCACCCAACGTAACATCACAGTATGTCCTCGTACTTCACAGGACGGATTGTGTTTGAAAGACATGGACAAGAAATACTTAGGTATCTCTGCATTGGAGCCAGGGTCTTACAACGAAACTTTTGCATTGGCAGGAGCTTACTCTGATTTGTTAGTTAACAAATTCCAGAAAGCTAACGACCAATTCTTATGGCAACAAGTATCAGGTTCAACTTCTACCTTCGGTGGAACTTGTGAGTCTGATGGTTTGTTAGAAATTTTATCTTCTGGTTCAGCAGGTTCTGCTTTGGCATCAAGCCAAATCGTAGGTACAACTACTGCATCTTTGGATAACTTAGAGACTATGTTAGCTGCATTGACTTCAGATGTTGCAGATAGAGAAGACTTGACATTCTTCATGTCAGTAGGTAAATTCCGTGAATTCATCTCTTCTATCCGTTCAGCTAACAACTTCTACTTCGACCCAGTTAGCATCGTTAACCGTGGTGGATTGTTAGAAATTGGTATGCCTTTCCAACCTAACGTGAAAGTAGTAGGTACAGTTGGTATCAACACTTCTCGTATCGTTCTCGGCCCAGCCAAGCAAATCGTTGCTGGTACTGACTTGATGAGCGATTTCAGCGAGTTCCAGTTGTGGTACGACATTAACACAGACCAACTTCGTCACAGAATCAGCACTAAACTTGGTGTTAACGTAGCTTACCCTGAGTTCTGGGTATCTAATAACGCCTAATATTGAACCTTTAAATAAAACAGAATTATGAGTACATGTGATATTACTTCAGGATTTACATTAGGTTGTCGTGACAACACTGGTGGTATTAGAAACGTCTATATCTTATCTGGTTCTGTTGACACGGTTGTAGGTTCTGGTGCTACTGGCTTAATCACAGCGATTTCCGGTTCTGGTACTTTCTATAAGTTCGAATTAACTCGCCAAACTGGTGATTATACAGAAACTATTAACGGTTCTACCGAAAATGGTACTGTGTTCTTCGAACAGACAGTTAACATGCCTTTGCATAAAATGCAGAGTGCAACCAGAAACCAAGTTCGTTTGTTGAGCAAGAATGTTACTATTAAGATGATTGTTGAAACTAACAACGGTTCATCTGATGGTATTGGTAAATTCTTCTACTTGGGAGAGCAAAACGGTTTGTCATTGAATGGCGGACAAGGAGCTTCAGGTACAGCATTTGGCGACGCCAATGGATTTACGTTAACGTTCACAGGACAAGAACCTGACCCTGCTTCAGAAATCAGCGGTTCAGATTTGACACCTATCCTTGCAGGCATTACTGTAGGATAATAAATAATTAGGAAAAGGGGTTATGCTTACGCATAGCCCCTACTCCTTTTTTATATAAAATAAAGAGATGCTACAGTTTAATAAATCAGAGACTACCAATACTAATGCTGTTTGGATTGATGTTCCAAGTACAGCTTCCGGCTATTACAATTC